TTGTTTGAGTTACGTCCACGAACACCTAGAGGTGCATCAAGTTTGTGCATCTTTGTCACAACTTTACCTGATACTTTAGCAGCGGTCTCTACCAACTGATTGATAGTAACCATTTCCTCTGATCCTATGTTAACAGGACCTTGGAAATCAGAGTGCATCAATCTATAGGTTGCTTCAACACACTCGTCGATGTAGAGGAAGGATCTTGTCTGCAAGCCATCACCCCACACCTCAATCGTTCCGCCCACATCTGGGAGTGACGCAACCTTACGGCAGATAGCTGCTGGAGCTTTTTCTTTTCCTCCGTCCCAAGTTCCTTCGGGGCCGAATATATTATGGTAGCGAGCAACGCAAACAGGTATATTATAGTTACGGTTATAAGCGAGATATAATCTTTCCGAGAAGAGTTTTTCCCATCCATATTCGGAGTCTGGTGCAGCAGGGTAAGCGGATTCTTCACGGCAGTCTGGGTTGTCGGGATCGAGTTGATTATGTTCTGGGTACATACACGCAGAACTAGAATAGAATATCTTTGTTTTGTTTACACCTAACAATCTATTCAATGCAACTTGCTCGTTCAATACATTTAGATTTATTGTCGCAGAGTTGTGCATGATATCAGCAGAATGTTCATCTGTAAAGATGTAACCAGCACCACCCATATCAGCAGCGAACTGATAAATCTCGTCGAATGTATCTCCTTCAACATCTAATGCTCTTGCTACTAGACCTACATCTCTAAGATCATCTTGAATGAATTCATCAGCAGCACTCATAGTGAAGTCGGGGTACTTTAAATCTACGCCACGAACCCAATACCCTTCTGATCGCAATCGTTTTACCATGTGACTTCCTATGAAGCCGCCTGCACCCAATACTAGTGCTGTCTTCTTTGTCATACAAGTTTAAATAAACTTCATCTTATTTAGTGTATCATACACTATCGGATTTCGCAATAATTGTATCCAAAATGTTAAGAGTTGGGGACCAACCAAGTTCCATGAGAGGTGCGATGTTAGCACACAACTCGTCAGGTTCATTGGGTGTGTCCTCCTTGATAGGAAGATGACCCATACCCATGGCATTGGCCAAATCTATTACAGAAGTCATCTGTCCTGTACCTACATCTATTGTTCCTGTAAAATTACTAGGAATCAAGGTTCCAATCGCTCTTACGACATCTAATACATGAACCCAATCCCTCTTGTGTCTTGTAATATATTTTGCAGTTCCCTGTTTCAACATTTCATATAACATATCATCTCTACTTCCTTCCTCTGCCCATACATTAAAGAACCTCATACCCACACTGTTAGGTGGAGCCATGAGTTCGTTTACTTTCTTTGTGGTTGCATAAGGATTCTGCCACCAACTATATGCACCAGCAGAACTTGCATATAATAATCTAATATCATTTCTTCTACAGTAATCAAAAATAGGTTTTGATTTTTCTACATTATTATCCCAAAACTTATGTGGGTTATCAATACTATCTCTCAGTGCAGCGTAAGCGGCAAGATGTACTACCAAATCGTAATGAATAGATCCACTTGCTGATGCTGACCACCTTATGAAATCTCCTATATCATCTGGTTTATCTAATCCATCAACATCGAAATGTTCACTCAAAAAATTAAAGACTTCTTTACCTATGAAACCTTTATGACCTGTGACTAATACTTTCATTTCTTTTTCTTTCTATGGCGTGCAATCCAATTCTTTGCGGTGTCATCATTGATAGCCGTGTGTAGGATCTCTCCTTCATATACTATCACTCTTTTCTTTTCTCCGCAAGGTACTGCTGCATATCCATCCTTAGTAAAGAAACCCATCTTGGCATCTTGGTAGAACCTATATGTGGCTCTTAATTGTTTTTCCTCTGGAGTCATAATACTTTGATTGTCAAATGATTATTACAATCTCCAAAGAACTTACCATCAAGATTGTAATTGAATGAGATACTATATCTTTCCAAGTTGGAATTCGAGGGAGTAACATAGTGATCTAAATGAGCGGGAAAAAGAAATATTCCAGACTCTTGAGGTTGAAATCTCTTCTCAAAACTATTCAGATCGTCATAGCCAGTTACAGATGGTTCCCAATGACTTGTGATCCAAGTGGCATTTCTAGTTGAAAAAACTATGTCTCCACTATCCTCTGGAGTTTGTAAATAAAAGACTCCAGCAAACTGAGTATTGTTGTGACGATGTTCTGCAATATAATTTCCCTTCCTTTGTAGATTACCCCATGAATTGATTCTTTTCAACCCATGCTTTGTTAAATCAATCTGTAAAAGTTTAGCATAATTATGTACCTCTTCCGTTATCTTCTTTTCTAATTTTTTTAACTCTGGACTATCAAGAAGATCTGCTTCTAACTTTGTCGTTTCTCCGTTAGGTCTGTTGACTATATCTTTATCTGGAGCCCACTCTAAATCTAACATAAAATCCAACATGGATTTGAGTTCAGATGGTCTAAAGTCTAAGACATTCTGATACACTGGTGTAGGAAAAAGAATGTGTAAATCTGACATTATGAATCTAGACTTTCCATATATTGTTTATCAAGTATGCCTGCTGTATTGACTTGTTTAAGTCCTATATTTCCTTGCCACCAACCAGTAGCAATATACTTTGATGTCATAGGAGGATTACCTCTATGTAAATGAGTATAACCTCCAGGCCATATTAGTACAGTTCCTTTCTTTGGTTTTACTTTTATCTTTTGATATAAAAATTCAGTCTCCCCACCCTCTTCTACATCATTCAAATATACCATCCATGCCATAGTTCTACTAGCCAAATTCCAATTGACATTCTCTGCATGAAACAAATGATATCCTTGAGTCGGTTCTGTCTTTTGAAGTAAAACTAAAGAACTTACATAACTGAAATTGCCTAGGTAAGTGTATTCACTAATATAATGAAACAAACAATTCTGAACATACTGCATCAACTGATGAGATTCACTAGGCGAAAATCCATCTAAGCATATCTGTTGATCTTTTACATGACTAAAGTTTCTATTGAAATCTGCAAACTCAGCCTTGTCCATGTAGTCTACAAGGAAATCACAAAAGCGTGGGTCTATTGCGTTCTCATATATTCCAATAAAATCATTATGTTCAATTCTTAATTGAGAATCAATTTGTTCTTCCATAATTACCAAAGTCTAAGTGGGCAGTGTGCAGCTGAAAACTTGACCTTGTTTACTAAAAAACAACCACACTCATTGCATTTCATACGATCAGGATCAAATCTATTACAGTCTCTACATATATCTATTCGTGCATTTTTTACTTCATTGGGAACAATTAAGGTTCCGTTAAAAACGAAACCCTTAACTATATCATAGGCAGTTTTAGTAATATTTTTTGCCTGTTCTGGTATAGATGGTTCGTCAGTCATCTTTAATGTAACATGGAACTCCAGCTGGGTCTAACCATTTTGTATATTCAAAATCATCGATAGCTGTTTCGAGCTGCATGTAGTTATCACATAGGTACATATCATTGTATCTTCCAGAATATTGGTTATACTTTTGGATACGATAGTCCCCTTTACCGTTAGGAAGAAGTTCTTCCATTTCGATATACCTGTATGGTTCGTTGTGACAGATTACTTCAATCATTGCTTTGCCTCCAATTCTTTAGCAATTAAATCCATAAGAGATGAATACTCTTGTTCTGGATCCTCCTCACTAAATTCGTAACCCTCGCTCTTATAGTATCTCAAAACTTTTTTATAAATTTTTGGATACTTGTAGTCAAGAGCAAACTCTTTTTCTACTGCTTTTTCCAAAGCATCTAGATTTTTTTTGAACTTATGTAGAAAACAAGACATTGTTCTAATGAATGTATGATCTAATTCTACATCACAATTAATTAAATGTCAAGAACCGTCATCATGATTCCACATGTGTTCTATGTCCTTAGCCTGACCAGAATCTATAACTGGTTTAAGAACATTTTTATCTGGAACCAATGCTATCTGTCCATCTGGAGTATCTAATAAGAAAGTCTCACCAGACTGAGCTCGCTCAACTATCTCACTAAAGTTTTCCTCCAGATATTTTAGACTTATGATTTTCATAATGCTGTTTGATCTAGTGGATTATTTTTTGATTTTGGTTTTTTTGGTTTTGGTGTATTATCTAAGTACAATCCCTTATCAGTAGCATCATTCTCCGCTTTAATGTGATCTAGCTGATCTCTGTTCTTTAGTAGATCAAGCATCTGTTGTGCATGAGTCAGTTCAAATGGATCATTGTCTAAATTGTTTCTGCTTCCTTTACCATCAGGAGTCTCTTCTTCTAGGTAAACCATCTGAATATTGTTCTCTACTAAGAGAACCCATCTCCATGATCTCTTACCCATTCCCTTATTATACATTTCAATAGAGCATTGTGATGCAGACATTCCACCTTGGTTGGCAAGTCTTAATACATATGCACCATTTCCATCTGGTAACGGTTTGCATTTCTTGATCTTCATAGACTTGAACCATTCTTCCATGACAAATGGGTCGTTCATTGACAGGATATAAATTTCATCAACGATAGTTTCTTTAATAAAAGTATCGTATAATGATTCATACTCTTTTACCATCTCGGTACATGGAGGAGTGTAAGCGCCACACACAGCAACTATAAGGACATCCTTATCCCCAAAGAGATCATGAACTGCTTTCTTTACTAATTTTCTTTTAGCACCTTTCCCACTTAAGAAAAACAGTTCAGCGTTTGGTAACAAATTCATTTCTTTAAAAAATAACTTTCATGTATATTATGTATGCCTCTATATTATAAGGCATTTTGGATTATGCGTCAACCTTTAACAATAATTCAAACTCCTTTAATATATCAGCTTCTGGGGCTTGGTCTTTGATATTACAATACTCTAACCACCTAAGAGTTGTCTTGTCTGGTTCTCTCAAACCTCTGGCATATAGTATTGTATTGACTCTATCATTTAGAGTGCAAAATAAGTTTACTATATGTTCGGAACGTTCTCCTATTACAGTTTGAATTTCTTCTCTTGGTACATCAATCTTGTACCTTTGAAATTCATTACCATATATTGAATGGAAAAGACCAGCTTTGACCTCATCCATAGGTCTACCATAGTGATAGAGTAAACCAGCAACTCTTACCGAGTGTGATAATAGAGAGTCCTCTTCTTGGAGATGAGGAATTTTATCAGCACCAAGTTTAATCATGTAGTTTATGTAATCATCCACTGAGATTCATTGTAAGTGATAGTCGGGGTTCTTTATTGTCCATGACAGCGTGCATGGTTCCAGCTGGTATAATCAAAACATCTGACGGATCTACCTCTTGAGATTGTCCGTTGATAAGCCATGTACAAATGCCATAAATTGGTTTTACTATGACATGATAATCATGGTTGTGTGGATCAAAACTAGCTCTACGTTTTGTAGTACCAACACTCAAGTACATGTTAGCATTGGTTTCCGATCCTTTATATTCATATAGCTTATCGTCAAGAGACCTAAGTTCTGCCGTAAGATCCATTATGTTACTCAAGAGACTAGTAAATCCTAGATCATACAATCTCTTCCACCTATCATAATAAATGTAACCTCTAGAATCAAAGAAACCATTAGACTTTTTCTGACATTGATTTATAACTTCCAAGGCTGGTTCTGGCCATCTATATTTGATTTGGAGAAGATCTAATATCTTTTCCTCATCAATAGGTATATCATGTGATTTGATAATTTCTGATGCACCTTCTAGGTACGGCATAAAATCAGGAACTGATGGTCTTTGCCACTGTTGATAACTATTCATTATCGAAATAATCCTTCCTGTAATAACGACCTAAAACATTACTATTGTAATAGGCTGGTTCTCCATTGTCAAGGGCTTCTGTCAATACATTATTGAGAAACAGTTGTCTTGTCTCTTCGTAGTTTACTTTACCAAGGGTTCTGTGGAGGGATATGATTTCTCTTGTAAAGGATTCTTTTCCATGAAGTTTGATATCATCTTTAAGCTCTGGTGAGCTGCCATAATACTTCTTCCAATCGCTCTCGCTTGTGACTCTACGCTTTCCGCCTCTGGGTTTCCGCTTCTGTACAAAGTACTTTCTGCCAATGTACTTCTTGCCTGTTGTCTTATTAGTAATGAGGTAGACGTAACCGAAGAAATTGCCAATGTCGTCAGAAGTAAAAGGTTTACCCTCATATAGCCAGGGGTTTTCGTAAACTCCTCCTTCAACCATTCCATTATTTTCATATTGTTATATTATATATTCTTCAATTTTCGCCATGTATCTTTCCAACCTTTAACCTCCTCTACCACTCCCAACTTGTTCTGTAAAATCTTATCTGCTAGTGGTCTATCATTACCATTCTCCTCTAATCTATCACCAAAAAATACCACACTACCGTCCATGAAATCTTTTGCGATTTGTCCTTTGTCACTTCCCTTATCTGATATGTCTATACCTGTAACACCACCCACAAAGGCATGTAATTTTGGAAACTTCTTATTGAATCTTTCAGCAATATCTTTTCTCTCATGTTTAATCTCATCCCAATCACTATAAACTAATCTCTCTACTTTATTTGCTCCTCTACCTACGACACTAAAGTTGACACATCCTGGCCTGTCTTCTATATGATTACCAGTTCTAACTGCAAACGTACTATTGTGTAATTCCTCTGTAAGAAACTCTCTAGCTTCTAAAGGTAACTCCCAAGGATTTGTGTAAACACTAATGTCACCTTCGTACACATCATTGCCAGCACAATTATACACCCTCTTACAATTACAGTAGAGAAGGTGTGTGATTTGTTCTATAGTTTTCTCTCTATTACTTCCTGTGACAAGATACACTTCGTTTGCTAAGGCAAAACTATTGAAGAATATCAGAAAGTCTGCGTCAATCCTCTCTCTACTAGGAGTGAGAGTCCCATCGACATCAAAAATGTATTTCATAATGTGATTATACTATCAATTACTTATCCTGTCAACTCTACTCTCCGCCACCATTTCCACCGTTGCCGTTACCACCATTACCGTTCCCATTGCCACCATGGCCGTTCCCATTACCATTAGAACCGCCTTTTTTACCATTAGACTCATCATTCTCATTCTCTGGTTTTAACATACCACCATATCCTACACGATATCCTTTAGGTATGGGACGACATTTCTTCATATCGTTACAATAGTACTCACCTTCACCACACTTCTTCTTTGCTTCATCCATAGGTAAGAAATTAACATACTTATTATGTTGCTTCTGTTTTAAAACCTTTCTTGCAATCGCACCAGCATCTCTACCTGTTGTCTTATTAGCTGGTTTCTTATTTGATCCACCACCTAATACAGATACCTTTCTCTTGATTGTTGCAAGCATAGTCTCACTAAGAACTTCACCATTCTCAGGTTCAAAAGAACAGTTCCACTTACGAAGTGACTTGTTGATTCTTGAATCTGGATCTCTTGCAGTCTTAGCACTTGTCAACTTCTTCTTCATACCTTTCATTCTCTTACAGAATGAGTTTCTCCTGTTCGCTGCCTTAGATCCTTTCTTTAACTTGGATGGTTTTGTTGTAACCGCAGTCTTAAGTTTTGAGCCTGGGTTTGCAGCACGATATGATGCAACACCTTTTGCATTTAGACCACCTGACTCACTCTTGCCTGCCTTTCTCTGCCATGCTGGAGATGATTTAAACTCATCTATTTGTTCTACCTCTTCTTTAACTTTTTTTTTTTTAGGCACAAATTTGATAGGTCTTGATACTGTTGCCTGTGTTTTATCATCAAGAACTGATACTCTTGGAAGAGTTTTGCCAGGTGTACCTTTACTCTTAAAGTCTTTATGTGTTCTCTTATAATCAGAGTATGTCATTTTATGGTAATTAGTACCTTTAGCTACTTTCAATTCATTTATATTCTCTTCTGTGTTTAGTTTTGGTAGTTGAGTCTTATCAGTTACCTTTCTCTCAGCAACCTTTTTCTCATTAGGATTACTAGATTTGGTCATATTCCTAATCTTAGCCTGTCTTTTGACCTTATTATGTTCTTCTGGGTTGATATCAAATGAACTCTCTTTTTGTAGAGGAACAATCTTATTCTTTACTACTGGTGCCTTAGCTGATGCCTTTTCAAGTTGTTCTTGTCTTTCAATTTTTTTCTTATCAGAATATTTTATTCCCTCTGGATTTTGTTCTTCTTTCAATTTCTTTTTCTTTGCAACCATCAAGTTTAATAATCTTTCTTTCTTAGACATTGCAATAGCAGCCTGTTGTGCAGGGTTTGCTGAGTATGATTCACTCCTAGTTATTTTTTCATCCTTTGGATTCTTATCTTCATTTTTTTTGAGTGCAGAACTGCCATCTTTCTTTATAGGATCGCCATACTCATCTCTCGTATATTGGTTTCCAATTTTACCCATAGTAAATTGTTTGCCAACTTTTGCTCCTCCCTCAAGTATGGGAGAGTAATCATCTTTAATCTGAACTGTAGGGTTCAACATTTCTTTTTTCTTCTGAGCTTCTCTTCTCTTTAACTCTTTTGCAATTCTTTTCTGCATAAAGGTATTAGCAGGACCTTCTGCATTAGAAAACTTCTTTCTTAGTTTATCTAAGTTCTCGTCAGATTGCCTAAACATTTTAGCATCTGAAACTTCTGATATCATTGATAGAAGAGATTCTTTCACTGCCTTTTTCTTATCAGTACTAACATATGTAGGTTTTGCAGCACCTGACTTGGACTGTTGGTTAGGATCTGCCTTCTTCTTTCTCCTTGCCGCAGACTGCCTTTCTGACTTAGACATACTTGCACGTTTAGATGATGATACACACTTAGGAG